GGATCATCTGTATCTGGAGCTCTTTTTAAAATAGCTAGCACTGTTTCAGTTCCAGCTGATGCAGTTTTAGTTTTAGCAGACACACCTATCTATCTAGAAGAAGGTGACGTATTAGAAGGTGGAGCAAGCGCAGCTTCAGATTTAACGCTTTTTGTTTCATATGAAGTTATAGACGACGCATAGGAGGTTTAAATTATGGCTGGCAATGGCGGAATAATTGGACCTACAAAAGTCATCAGTACATCACAAACAAAGACTACCACTTTTACATCATCAGGTACTTTTTCAAAATTAAACTGTAGTTCTACTGCTAGAGTATTAGTAGTTGCTGGAGGTGGAGGAGGTGGTTCTAATCAACCAGCAGGTAATGGTTCTGGTGGTGGTGGAGCAGGTGGTCTTAGAACTAATTGCACTCTTACCATAGGTCCAGCACCCGTAACAATAACAGTTGGTGGTGGTGGAGTAGGTGTGGCTGGAGGTCCACCTGTTGATGGAACAAGAGGTGGTCAAGGAAGTCAATCTATAATTACAGGAACATCTTTAGGAGATTTTATATCATTCGGTGGCGGTGGTGGCGGTGGTGGCGGTGGATCCGATCACCCTGAAGGTTCCCAAAGAATTGGTGGACCAGGTGGATCTGGTGGTGGAGCGTCAGGTGGATCAAGATGTATATCTGGAGGTAGTGGTAATACACCTCCAACAAGTCCATCACAAGGAAACAACGGAGGTACTTCTCCAGGGCCTGGTGGAACAGACGCTGCTGGCGGTGGCGGTGGTGGATCTGGTGGAGTCGGAGCAAATGCTGTTGGAACTAGTAACGCAGGTGGTAATGGTGGAAACGGAACTGCAAGTAATATTACAGGTTCTTGTGTAACTTACGCTGGCGGTGGCGGTGGCGGTGGTACTGCAAATTGTGGACCAAATCCAGGGCCTGGTGGAACAGGTGGACCAGGTGGTGGTGGAGCAGGTGGAGACGGTGCTAATAGTCCAACAGGACCAGGAGCATGTGGAGTAGCAGGAACTGCCAATACTGGTGGTGGAGCAGGTGGTCAAGCTATGAGAAATGGTAACACTTCTAAAGCAGGTGGCTCAGGAATAGTAGTTATAAAAGAAACAACTCCTAAATGTGCATCAGGAGTTTGGGATATGAATTCGCTCTATGATCAAGTCAGTGATGATGACTGGATGTCAAGAAGAGCAACAGTAGATTATTTAGTGGTAGCCGGTGGTGGCGGTGGTGGATTAGGTCAAGGCGGTGGAGGTGGTGCAGGTGGATACCGTGCATCAGGTTTTGGACCAAGTCCTTTACAAGGATCAGCTTTATCAGGTATAAAATTTGGAGCACATGCAGTTACAGTTGGATCTGGAGGAGCTGGTTCTGACTCTGGTCCTTCAAAAGGAACGAACGGAAACGATTCAGTATTTTTAACAATAACATCAACAGGTGGTGGAGGAGGAGGAAGTGCTGGTAGTGACGCTGGATCAGCAGGTGGTTCTGGTGGAGGATCTGGAGAAACAGGTTGTGGTGGAGCAGGAAATACACCCCCTACAAGTCCAGCTCAAGGTAATTCAGGTGGTAATAGTGACTGCACAGCAGGTGGTGGAGGTGGTGGAGCTACTGCTGCAGGAAGTGCAAATTCAAGTTCAACAGGAGGTGCTGGTGGAGCAGGAGCACCAAATACAATCACAGGACCAGATACAACATACGCTGGAGGTGGTGGCGGTGGTGGACAACATGGAGGTTCTGGAGGAGCAGGCGGAGCCGGTGGCGGTGGTGCTGGAGGAATAGGTGGTGGTCCTTCTAGAAGTGCAGGAACACCAGGAACAGCTAACACTGGAGGTGGCGGTGGATCTGGTTGTACAACAAATCCAGGCACAGATGGTGGAACAGGTGGTCCAGGAATAGTTGTTGTAAGAACGGATGCTTCTGCGGGAGCTTTCTTTACAACATGTAGTGCATGTGCACCCGTTTCTTCTACAGATGGAACAAACATGATAGCGCAAATTAAAACTTCTACAAATTTAAATATTTTAGATACAGGATGTGGTGTGGCATTTGATTATTTAGTAGTAGCAGGTGGTGGTGGAGGTGGTTCACACTACGCTGGCGGCGGTGGAGCTGGTGGTTTTAGATCTAATTTTCCAGGTGGTACAAAAATATTTTTAAGTCCAGGACCAAATGCAATTACAGTTGGAGGTGCTGGGGCTGGTGGAAGTTCTAATGGTAAAGGAGCTTCAGGAACAAATTCAAGTGTATCATACATAACATCAAGTGGTGGCGGAGGTGGTGGATCTGTGCCAGGTGCTTGTAATGTAGCAGGAATTCCAGGAGGATCAGGTGGAGGTAATTCTAATGATTCTCCAGTTACACCTGCACCAAGTGGATGCACAACATTTAGTTCACCTGCTTTAATTGGTAGACAAGGAAATAATGGTGGTCAAGGTAGACAACCTCCAGGTAACAACGGAGCTGGTGGCGGTGGTGGAGCTGGTGGTGCTGGAGAAAATGGCGGTGGTCCTTCAACTCAATCAGGAGATGGTGGAGCTGCAGTTCCTAATGCAATTACTGGAACAGCCGTATCTTATGCCGGTGGCGGTGGTGGCGGTGCACAAAATTCACCCTCTCACCCTGGAGCTGGTGGAACAAGTCCTGCTGGTGGAACAAGTGGTGGAGCAGGGGCTACAGCAACTGGAGCTAATGGTACAGCAGGAACAGCTAACACTGGTGGTGGTGGAGGTGGCGGTGGTTGTGGAGAAAATACTGGAGGAAATGGTGGTACAGGAATTGTTATATTAAGAGCACCTGGACCTTTGGGACCTACATTAAGTGTGACCCCAGGAGGATGTAAATCAACATTACCAAGCCCTGCGGGCGGTTGCACAGTAATAAAATTTACTGCAACAGGAACGTTGACTATAAGCTAAAATTAAATTATAAATATAAACTTTAAGGAGAATAAATATGGCACATTTTGCAGAATTAAAAGAAGAAACAGATCAATTTGATAGCTCAAAAACAAACTTAGTTGTTCAAAGAGTTGTAGTTGTAGCAAATGATATTGAAACAGCTGCAGGTCCTTTAGGGGAAAACGATATGCATGTTGATGGAGAAACATGGTGTGTTAATTTTTTTAAAGGTGGAACTTGGAAACAAACTTCTTATAATCATAATTTTAGAAAAATGTATTGTGGTATTGGATATACATACGATTCAACAAAAGATAAATTTTTAGCACCACAACCTCATGCTTCATGGTCATTAGATGCTAGTGACGATTGGCAAGCACCAATAACTCATCCAACAATTACAGATGATGGTGCAGATCCAAGCGTGTGGAGATATATAATATCTTGGAACGAAGACAAATATAACGCTGACAACACAACAGGTTGGGAAGCAACTAAATCAAACGACGAATCGGAAACACCTACCAAATATAATTGGAACGGCTCAGCTTGGGTGTCCGAATAGGAGACTCAAATGCCAAGAAACAAATCTGGCTCAACAAACGGTGGTGTAATTGGAAGAACGAATAAAAGTTCGTTTGGAAAAGGCGTTCAACAAGAAAAAACATCTTCAGGAACTATAACTTTACAACCAGGGACTAGAGCAATCGATCTTATAGCCATAGCTGGAGGCGGTGGCGGAGGTGGAAATACAGGCGGAGGTGGTGGAGCTGGTGAAGTAAAATCACAACCAAGTCACCAAGTACCTGGTCCTATAAGTGTGGTTATCGGTAGTGGAGGTTCAGCTAGTTCAGCGAATGGAAGTGGTGGTTGTGGTAATGTAACTACTTTTGCTCCCTGTTCATCAAGTTCTGTTGTTGCTGCTTTAGGCGGAGCAGGCACTGGTCAACCCGGAAGATCATCGGCTGGAGGAACATCTGGTAATGGTTTTTCAGGAGGTAGTCCTGTTTTTCCTTCTTCAGGTTCTGGAGGAGGTGGAGGTGGATCAACTGCTGCAGGTGGTGATGGAAACACAACTCCATGTGCTACTGGTGGTACAGGTGGAGCAGGAACAAATATTTCATCCGATTTTCCAGGTACTACTAATTCAGGATTAGTAGGTGGTGGCGGAGCCGGAGGTGGCTTTGGTAGTAATGTTTCACCAACAAGAGGTTCAGCAAGTAATGGTGGAGGAGCAGGTGGTGGAGGTGGACCAAGTGCACCAGCTAAAGAAGCTGGGACTGCGGGAACTGCAAATACTGGTGGTGGAGGAGGAGCAGGAGCTGCGGGAGGTGAGGCAGGAGCTGCGGGAGGAAGTGGTTCTGTTATCGTAAAAGAATTAAGTAGAGCAAGTGGTGTGTGGTCAATGCAAAGTCAATTTAGTGCCAAGTCTCAAGGAACATGGCCAGAAATAGGTTTTAATATAGATTACATGGTAGTTGCTGGTGGTGGAGGTGGTGGAGTAGATTGTGCTGGTGGTGCTGGTGGTGCAGGAGGTTATCGTGCATCAGGTTACGGGCCAAGTCCACTACAAGGAAGCTCTTTATTATTATTTAAAGGGCCTCACACAATTACAGTTGGAGGTGGTGGTGCTGGAAACCCAGTCCCTTCTTCAAATACTAGTAGACCAGCAACTCCTGGTGTTCAAGGTTCAAATTCAACATTTGGATGTATTACATCAACGGGTGGTGGAGGTGGTGGTTCTGGTTCTAATGGAGCAGATGGTGGTTCAGGTGGAGGTTCCTCTCATGCTAATTCTCCAGCAGCAGGATCAGGTAATACACCTCCTACAGACCCACCTCAAGGAAATGATGGGGCTACAAAAGCATCACCTAGCTATTCATTTGACCACGGAGGTGGTGGAGGTGGTGCTGGAGCTGCTGCACCTAGTTCTGGTGTTGGAGGAGCTGGAGTATGCAATAGTATAACTGGATCTTGTTTAGCATATGCTGGTGGTGGAGGTGGTGGTGTTAGAAATCAAGGAAATCCTGCGCCTGCAGGAGGATCAGGTGTTGGAGGTTCTGGCGGTGTAACACAGGGACCCGGACCATCAGGAGCTGGTGCTGGAGGAAATGCAACTACAAACAGAGGTGGCGGTGGCGGAGGTGCTGCTGCAGCTACTTGTGCTGTTAAAAATCAACCAGGTGGAGCAGGTGGTTCAGGTATTGTTGTTGTAAGAGGACCTAGTGCAGTAACATTCGCTGTATCCCCAGGAACTAATTCAACAGCAACACACCCTGGTGGAGATAAATTAGCAACCTTTACAGTTTCAGGAACATTGACAATTTCTTAAAAATAGATATATTATTTTTATGGTGGTAAAAGAAAGAATATGAATCTTACAAATTATTATTGGTATTTTAAATCAGCAATCCCAGAACGTATCTGTGATGACATTGTAAAGTATGGAAAATCTATTTCTGATCAAATGGCTGTTACTGGTGGTTATGGTCAAGGTAAAAATTTAAATAAAAAACAAATTAAAGATTTAAAAACAAAAAGAGATTCTAATATTGTTTGGATGAATGATAGATGGATCTATAAAGAAATACAACCATATATTCATCAGGCAAATGCAAACGCAGGTTGGAATTTTCAATGGGACTTTTCAGAAAGTTGTCAGTTTACAAAATATGAAAAAGGTCAGTTTTATGATTGGCATTGTGATGGTTGGGATAGACCATACCAAAGACAAGAAGGTGACCCATCACATGGAAAAATTAGAAAACTATCTGTAACAGTTAGTTTGTCAGATCCAAAAGATTATAAAGGTGGAGAATTAGAATTTGATTTTAGAAATATGGATCCAGATAAAAAACCTAATATTAGAAAATGCACTGAGATATTACCAAAAGGATCATTAGTTGTATTTCCTGGTTTTGTTTGGCATAGAGTATGTCCAGTTAAAAAAGGATCTAGACATAGTTTAGTAATATGGAATTTAGGATGGCCATACAAATGAGTTTTCCAAAACAATTGCAATTAGAAGAATATTTTAAATGTCCTATATGGTGGGCCGATGAACCTAAGTTTGTTAAAAAATTAAATAAGGCGTCTGACAAATACATAAAACAATCTCAAAAAAATTTAAAAGAAAATATAGATAAAAGAAATAAACAGTTTGGAGATAAAGGAGATATGGGTCATGTGTTTCACTCAACAACATTAATAGGTGATCCTAAATTTAAAGAACTACAAGATTATGTTGGCGCAACTGCACACAATTTATTATTAGAAATGGGTTTTGATTTAACTCAATATCAAATATTTACAACAGAAATGTGGGTGCAGGAGTTTGCTAAACAAGGTGGAGGACACCACACTTTACACACACATTGGAATGGACATATATCTGGTTTTTATTTTTTAAAAGCATCTGATGCAACATCTATGCCATTATTTGAAGACCCTAGACCAGGTAATGTTATGAATCTTTTACCAGAAAAAGATAAATCAAAAATTACATATGCAACTTCACAAGTGCATTATAAAGTAAAACCAGGTAGAGTGATATTTTTTCCATCGTACATGCCACATCAATATATAGTTGATATGGGATATGAACCTTTTAGGTTTATACATTGGAACTGCCAAGCGATACCGAAAGGAGTTTTAGATGTCGTTCAAAAAAAATAAATATAGTGTTTTAAAAAATGCAATATCAAAAGAATTATCAAATTTTGTATATAATTATTTTTTAAATAAAAGAAATGTAGCAAGAATTTTATTTGATTCTAGATACATATCACCATTTACAGAATACTTTGGTATATGGAATGATGAACAAGTTCCTAATACTTATTCACATTATTCAGATATTGCTATGGAAACTTTATTACAACAAGTAAAACCTGTTATGGAAAAACACACTGGATTAAAATTATCTGAAACATATTCGTATGCTAGAATATATAAAGAGGGTGATGTGTTAGCTAGACATAAAGATAGATACTCATGTGAGATATCTACAACATTAAACTTAGGTGGTGATGATTGGCCAATATATTTAGATCCTACAGGTAAAAAAGGTCAAGCAGGAATTAAAATAACTTTAAAACCAGGTGATATGTTAATCTATTCTGGTTGTGATTTAGAGCATTGGCGAGAAGAGTTTAAAGGTAAAGATTGTGGACAAGTATTTTTACATTATAATAAAGCTAATTCTAAAATGGCTAAAGAAAAC